CTCCAATGCTACAGATCCTAACAATCTTACATTGTCTGATGCTATTACAGGTATTGGCTGTGTAGCTCGTGACTCTGTAGTTACAACTGGTGGTGATGTAATCTTCTTGTCTGACTCAGGCGTACGATCTCTGATGCGTACCATTCAAGAGAAGTCAGCTCCAATGCGAGACATCAGTGCTAATGTACGTGATGACTTGGTACTTGAGATTAACTTAGAAACAGCCTCTGAGATTAGAGCTGTGTACTCAGACAAAGAAGCTTTCTATCTGTTGTCTCTGCCAGTACGTCAGCTTGTGTATTGTTTTGATATGCGTTCACAGCTTCCCAATGGTGCTAATAGGGTTACAACATGGGATGGTTTAGTACCGTATGCTATGAAGTATACACGTAACAAAGATCTCTTAGTAGGTAAGCCCGGATACATTGGAACTTACACAGGCTACAAAGATGATACTAACTCATACTTAATGAGGTACTATACTAACTACTTTGACTTCCAGTCTCCTACAGTGTTGAAGATTATGAAGAAGGTAGGTGTGACAGTTATCGGAGGTTCAGGATATCCCGTTATTCTTAAGTTTGGTTTTGATTACAGTGATATTTTAAACCTAAGACAATTCAACTTAAACAACTCTGCTGTAGCTGAATATAACATAGCTGAGTACAACATTGCAGAATACGGTGGATCAGCTTTCGACAATAAGATTATTAATATTGGCGGTTCAGGTAAGGTTATTCAACTAGGTTTTGAAACTACAGTATTCAATAAATCAATATCCATTCAGAAACTTGATGTCTACGTTAAGACAGGAAAGACTAGGTAAACAAATTGTCTAATTACACAAAAGCTACTAACTTTGCGGTTAAGGATAGCCTTTCAACAGGTAATCCAAGCAAGATTATTAAAGGTACTGAAGTTAACACTGAGTTTGATGCAATTCAATCAGCAGTTAACTCTAAATCTGATGCTAATAATGCAGCATTAACAGGAACAGCCACTGCAGTGAATCTTACTGTCTCTGGCACTTTTACAGCAACAGTTGACGGAGGCACATACTAATATGGCTGATTGGACAGATTTTATTGCCCCTCTTTTGGGCACTGCTGGTAGTGTATACGCTTCTAATCAAGCTGCTAATGCTACCACTAATGCTGCTGCACAAGCTGCACAGGCTGCACAGTTTCGTCCTGTAGGGGTTACCACTCGCTTTGGTAAGTCAGGTTTTCAGTACGATCCTACTACAGGTCAACTCACAGGTGCAGGTTATCAGGTAGCTCCTGATGTTGCAGCTATGCGTGAAGGCTTGATGGGCTTAGCAGGTACTGGCATTGGTCAGACGCAAGCTCAACAGGCACAGCAAGCTGGTATCAACCAAGCTGGTCAAGGTCTATTTAACTTAGGTCAATCCTATGTTGGACAGAATCCTCAAGATGTAGCTCAGAAGTACATGGCTCAACAGCAACAATTGCTTGCTCCAGGTCGTGAACAACAACTGGCTAATCTGACTAACCAACAGCAACAGCAAGGTCGTTTAGGTCTGGCTACAGGCGGTACTTCAGCAGGTTATGCTGCAGGTGCTCCCGGCTTGCAAGCTACTAACCCTCAGATGGCTGCTTATTACAATGCGATGGCTCAGCAAGATGCACAGTTGGGTGCTAATGCTCAGACATACGGTAATCAGCAAGTTACATTTGGTCAAGGTTTGATGAACGCTGGCTTAGGCTTGCAAGGTACTGGATATGGTTTGCAGACACAGGCTCTGGCTCCATACACTAACTACATGGCAGGTGCTACTAACTTAGAGAATCAAGGTTTGAATGCTTTGACTCAAGGATCAGCTTTGGGATCATCTATTACAGCTGGTTCAACCAATGCAGCTAACATTCAGAATCAAGCAGCACAACAAGCAGCTCAATTGCAACTTGCACGTAACAATGCTGTAGTAGGTGGTTTAACAGATCCTATTAGTCAGTTGATTAGTGGTTTGTCTGGTGGTTCTAGTAACTATCAACAAGCAGTTAGTCCATACTTTACACCTAATGCTTAAGGAATAACATGGCAGACCAAGGAATTCAAGGTTTATTTGGAGGCATGGGTACTCCTGAGGAAATGCAACAGCAACTGGTTAATCAGAAGGCTATGCAGTTTGCTACGATGACACCTCAACAACAATCATCTTTTAATATCTATAAGAATGTAGGTAACTTAGGTCGTGGCTTAGCAGGTGCTATGGGTGTTGATGTACAAGATCCTGCAGTTCGTCAAGCTACAATGCTTCGTCAATTGGCTATGCAGTACGACACTAACACACCTGAAGGTTTGAAGCAGATGGCTCAGGCTTTGCAGTCAACTAATCCTGAACTTGGCATGAAAGTAATGCAACAAGCTCAGATGATGGAAGAACAGCAAGCTAAGACACGTGGTGCTACAGCTGAGGCTCAGAAGAAAGAACTATCAGTACAACAAGAAGCTGCTTTGCGTAACGAATTGGCTGCTCTTGGCCCTAATGCAACTCAAGAGGATATTCTTAAAGCTGTAACTAAGTATGGTTCTGCTGATAAGGTTATGTCTGTGTTGCAGTCAGCTGCTGATAAAGCTACTCAACGTGAACAAGCTTTGCAAATGCAGCGTGAACGTCTAGATGCACAGATTGAAGCTGCTAAAGAGCGTGGAGCTACAGCTAAAGAACTGGCTCAGATGCGTATTGACTCACAACAACAGATTGCTGGCATGATGGCAGGTATCCGTCAACAAACTATTGATGATAAACGAGCTGAGAAACTAGCTAAAGAAGATGCTCAGAAGCAAGGTGTTGTAGCTTCATTTGATAGTGCTTTAGATACTCTTAACCGTATTGCTACTCACCCCGGTAAGTCTAGTGCTGTAGGCTTTGGTGGTACAACAGCTTCAATGATCCCCGGAACTAATGCTGCAGGTTTTGCATCACAACTGGAGACATTCAAAGCTCAGGTCTTCTTGCCTCAAGTGCAGAATCTTAAAGGCATGGGTGCTTTGTCAGATGCCGAAGGTAAGCGTTTGACAGCTGCTATCGGAGCCTTGGATCAAAAGATGAAACCTGCTGAATTTGATTCTCAGTTGACTATCATTAAGAATGACCTGAATAAAGCTCGTGCACGTGTAACTGGCGGTGCTGCACCAGAGACACCTTCTGCACCTAAAGCAACTAAACGATTCAACCCTGCAACAGGTCAGCTTGAAGCTATTTAAGGATACTTATGCCTCAGTATATTGAGTTTAATGGAGAGACTGTAGAGTTTCCTGACGGTATGTCTGATGCTCAAATTGCAGCAGCACTAAAAGGTAACAAAGCTCCTGCAGCTGCTCCTCAACAGCGTAGCATGGGACAAGAGTTAGGCAGACAACTAGGACTTACAGGTCGTGCAGTTGTTGAAGGCGTATCAGCTCCTGTTAATGCCGTAGCTGACTTCTTGAGTGGTGCGTATAACTTAGGAGCCAATGTATTAGGCTCTGAAAGTCGTATGCCTTCCATGTCTCAAGCTCAGAGTCAAGCACTTACTAAATTAGGTGTTCCAACTCCTGAAACTGGACTTGAGAGAGCTGTACAGGCTGGCACACAAGCCATGGCAGGTACTGGCTCTCAAGCTGCTATTGCTAAAGGCTTTGGTAAGGCTGCTGCACCTCTAACTCAAAACCTAGCTCAACAAGTTCCTGTGTCTGGTGTTGCAGGTATGGCCTCACAAGGCATGGCTGAGAAGACTAAGGCTGAGACTGATAGTGATGTCGGTGCTACAGTAATGGGTATGCTTGCAGGTACTATTGCAGGTGGCGTAACAGGCAAGGCTATTGGTGGTGCTCAGCAGATGGGTGCTAAGCCTTCCCCGGTGCTGACTATTGACGATGTTAAGCAACGTGCTCAGCGTTCATACACAGCTATGGAAGACCAAGGCGTCTATGTAAAGCCTAAGAGTGTATTGGATATGCTCAACACTACGGAAGAAAGTTTAGTTAAGGCTAACTTTAATCCTAAGATGGATGCACATAAGCCAGTAGCTCAGTTGCTTGAACAACTCCGTGACATGACAGGTACTCAGCGAGTATCTTTCACTAAGCTTGAACAGATGCGTTCAGCTGCTACAGATCTTAAGAATGCTACAGATCCTGCAACTCGTAAGTTTGCAGGTCAAGTTGTAACTAAGATTGATGACTATTTAAGTACCTTAGGTTCTGGCGATGTTATTGCTGCTAAGGGTGATGTTGGTAAAGCTGTAGAAAGTGTACAAAATGCTAGAAAAGATTGGCGAAACTTATCTCGTGCCTCTATACTTGAAGACGCTCTCAATGTTGCAGAAGCTAAAGCAATTGATCCTAAAGCTTCTGAAGGTGAATTGATCCGTAGACAACTGATCAACCTTGCCGCTGATAAAGACAAAATGAAGTCCTTTTCAACTCGTGAGCAGAATGCAATTAAGAGTGTTGCAGCTGGTGGAACTACAGATCCATTGTTGTCATTGATTGCTAGATTCAATCCTCAGCGTAGCCAGATCACAGCAGGTGCTCTAGGTGCTGGCGCATTGGCTAATCCTGTAGCTGCTGGAGGTACTGCTGCTGCAGGTTTCACGGCTGATAAGCTACAGAGTTTACTGCGTAGAAAGCAGACAGAAGGTCTTATCTCTAATCTATTAACTGGAACTACTCCTGAACCTGCTCCTAATGTTGCATGGCGAGGATTGTTGTCCAGTATACCTAAAGAACAGCAACAATAAAGGATTTAAAATGA